TCCTCTTCTGACATACTTATATCAGGGACACTTACATTTCCTAAATCTAAGGCACCAGTAGAAATAACGTGATCTTGATTTATAGTGGTTGTATCAAGACTTGGACCATCAGTATCCAAGGTATCAGTAGAAAGTGTTTCCTCTTCTGACATACTTATGTCTGGTACAGAAACAGCACCAGTAGAAATTGTCGCAGTAGAAAGTACGTTGTTTTCTGTTATATCTGCTGTATCAATCTCAGGTGCAGAAGTAGTTACTGCATTAGCAGCTAATGTCTCTTCTTCCGACATTGCTACTGTAGGTACACTTGGAATACCAGTATCCAAAGCTCCGATAGAAATAACGTGAGTTTGACCTATAGCAGAAGTATCTAGTGTAGGAGAACCAGTAGATAAATCCCCAACTAACAATGGCACCTGTTGTTCAAATCCAACATAAGGTACAGAAGGATTACCAGTATCTAAGGCACCAGTAGAAAATGTTTCTTCTTCCAACATTGCTATAGATGGTACACTTGTTGCATCAGTAGTTATAGTTGTAGCAGTTAGTGTCTGACCTTGATTAAATGCACTAGTACCTAGAGTTGGTAAACCAGAAACTAATTCGCCAGTAGTGGAAAATGTCTCCTCTTCTGACATTGCAACAGTTGGTACGGAAGGAGCGCCCGTATTAATGGCACTAGCCGTAAGTTCATATTCTTCTGACCCCATACCTGCAAAGGTAGCGGCAGCAAAAGGGCTAGTACCAAACATTTATAACTCCTAGTTTACATCACCTTCAAAACGAGAGGTCCACATTGTCAGGCTGTACTTTGTACCTTTGAGTATGTCTGGTACATAATGACCATGAGTAACCTCGCTTGGAAATAAGATGCACTTGCCTAGTGGTACATTTATATTACTAAAGTTTTGTCGTGGGAATATAAGTTCTCCACCCTCATAGTCTTCATTTAACTTTACACTACCAGTAACAAGAGAGGCATCAGTGTGTAGCCCCAAGGACTTCTGCGTATCAGGGGTATATTTCATTGTGAAGGCATCACGTAAACCAATGTGTTGCATAGGTTCCCAATGAAGTTCTGATATTCTACCTAACTTCTCTTTCCAGAGTCTTTCATACTCTTCCCATAGGCCAAGTTTCTTTATTCGGATCTCTTGGGCTGGAAACTTATCACCTTCCATGTAACCCCAGTTTCCGTATTGCTCTGACTTGTCTATAAGGTATTGACATTGGCTTTCAGTTAAGAAGTCGGTTACAATAATTTCTGGTGCAACCATGTCATAGTTTAAAGTCATTAGGTATGCGGTAGGCTGTTTTATTTCTTCTGCATATCCAAGTTCAGCAACAATCTTGTTAAACTTGTCTTTAGCTTCATTACCACCGTTACCATGATAAATACAACCACAACAATTAGTTCTGTAGTTTGTAATCTGATCGTTTACTATAACAACTTCTTCGTCGTGATTCTGAAAGATGTAAGCCTCAGTGTCCATAGCTACTTTTAAGCCACGACTCTCATGTAAGAACCGTATCTGACAGAATAACTGATCGTCACCCATGTCTGGTACATTAGCCTTAGAAGACAAGAAATCAAACAAAGGACCAGCATAACCAATGTACAGTCCACTATTTAAATATTGATAGGGAGTATCAGGTAACTCTGGAAACTGGTATTTTATGTCGTGGTTAGGCCAATGATGTTCTTCTGCACCAAACAAAATATCTACATTAAAACCCTTGAATCTTTCTAGTATAGTTTGAGCATCATCAGCAAAGACTGTATCGTAAGCATCCATAAACAAGACTACATCCTTTGGGGGGATGTCTTTTACAAACTCACTAACGGCATCAATCTTTGGCATTCCAGCATAACCCTCCATAGGATCATTCCAGTTTAAGCCCTTACCTAAGTTGTGTACTGTTATTCCATAGTGTGCAGCAGATTGATTTAAAGCCCACATACGGCTTTCATCTGTACCTACTGTAATAATGTGCATATTCATGTCGGGTTCCTCTATTGTACTTGGACGTACTTCACGGGGTATCTGTTTTACTATCTCTTCGGGGTAGAAATAGTTGTTCATATCTTTTAACTTTAGTGGCACCCATTCATCACAAGGTATCACCTGATCTTTAAAGCCCTCTATTAGCTTTTTGGCGGTTTCTGGTCTAATGCAATAACCGTGACAATTATACCAATAACCAAGAGTATTAAACCTATATCCCAACCATGCACTATCATAAACCTTTAGTAATTCGTCTACTTGACCTGCATCGAAGTGGTGGTAGACAGCATCCTCTTCAAGTATAATGCCATTCTTATTAGATGACGCTATAGCTTCCCAAGCCCTCAGATGGCTCACAGCGCATCCAAACTCAGCCACTAGCAGTGACCTACCTAAAATTGGGTCACGCCACTCAGTATCCCTCTTACAGCCTGTCTCAGCCTCTACAGTGTCCCAGTCCTTACCTCTAGCGTCATAAGCATGTCCATGTAAGGATATCTGGTAAACTACTGCCACTTAGGACCTTCAAACCAAGCTACCAAAGTCTTACGGACCCCTGACGTAACTGGCGCTACACGATGTTGTAGGTACGATGGAAATATGAGTACTGTACCTTTGTCTCTACTTTCGGGTAAAGGTTGTTCTACTTCCATAAACTCAAAGTGACCACCTTCGTAATCACTTGGGTCTGATAACTGCACAGTTATAGATAACTTTCTATCCCTGCCATCATTCTTATTCCAGTCAACATCGTGGTGCCAATCATACTTAGCCTCTTGACTACCGTGATACTCTGTGTACTGAAAATCTGCTATAGCTACTACAGATACACCCATGATATTAGAGGCTGACTCTACATAAGGCCACATCATGTTCATAATATCTGTATTTCCTGTCAGCCAAGCTACCTTACTTCTTCGGTGTTCATTATTCATTCCACCAAAAGTAGTAGCATCCGTAACAGTCTCACGGGAAGCTATGTCGAGAATGGCGTCAACATCTGCTGACTTGTGCCAATATTGCCAATTTTGTCGGGTCATTTATTTTTACTCTATTGTTACATTAGGTATTGGTTGTATTTTAACTAATTCATCAGGGGTTGTTGCGGCATCTATAGACGGTAAGGCGGGGGCATCACGCAAAGCCTGTTTCTGTGCAATAATACTTGTGGTGTCTGCGCCAGTCTCCAAGGCTTTCATGTAATCTGCATCAAGATTGGCTAACGGCTCAATCCTAGCCTGACGTATTTTATCACGCCAGATGTCTTTAGCCTTTGCCATATTGACAGAGATTACGGCTGTATCTTCGTTAGCTTCCCAACCCTCACGAAAAGTGCGCTCCGCTGGGATTGTGTAGTCTGAGGCGTCATACTCTGTAGCTCCTATTTGTATAAATGTTGCACTCATACTGCCATCTCCCAAGCATTGCGAAACTGTTTGTCAGTTGGCACTTTCTCTGTTCTTACGATCTTAAACATTGGACGGTTATGCTTCTCTGACCAGCACTTTCGAGGCAAGTCTTTCATACATAAATATTCCATAGCTTTTTCTTCCGTTAAAGGTCCAATGCGAGGAGCAGTCCACTGCAAAGCGTGTTTGCGTGGGTCATGTTTAAATGTTTCATGACGCCCTTCTTTTATAGCTTTTTGCTCATCGTCTTGAAGCTGCCAATACACCCATATAGGCGGCAAGTTTCCAGACATAGCTTGGTCTAACCAATTCTGAGAAGGCACAAGAACCTTAGTTGGTTCGTCAAGGGCGTCTGGATCATCAAAGATTACTCTATATTTTGTCATAATCAATCATCCCCAATAGCTATAACACAACAAACTAATGGATCAAAAGCAGCTACATATCTACTCACATGAATTTTTAATGCAGTAGTGGTTTGATAACTAGCTTGATTGGAATGAAACTGCCAACAATCCCCTCCCGACCCATTAAATCCAACAGACCCGCCAGCAGAATAACTTGCATTTCCAAAAGCACTACTAAAATTTATTGTATATAATCCATTGCCTCTGTCTGAAATTGAGCTTACAGCCCCATTATCACGCATACTAACACTACCTTGACCATTAAAGTTTACCCAAGCATTAGCTGCATATGCACCTGATCCACTGAACGATCCTGTGGGGCCAGTTGGACCAGTAGAGCCGCCAGCGCCTTTCTGTCCTTTCTGTCCCTTCTGTCCTGTAGGCCCAGTACCACCAGTAGATCCTGTTTGACCTTTTTGACCCTTTTGACCTGTTGGTCCTGTACCACCAGTAGAGCCTGTTTGACCCTTCTGTCCCTTTTGACCAGTAGGACCTGTACCACCAGTAGCCCCTACTTCACCCTTTTGACCTTTAGCACCAGTAGGTCCAGTGCCACCAGTAGAGCCTGTTTGACCCTTTTGACCCTTTTGTCCTTGAGGTCCAGTGCCACCAGTAGACCCTGTAGAACCAACTTCACCTTTTTGACCTTTAGCACCAGTAGGTCCAGTAGGTCCAGTAGGACCAGTAGGTCCAGTACCACCAGTAGAGCCTGTTTGACCCTTTTGACCCTTTTGTCCTTGAGGTCCAGTAGGTCCTGTACCACCAGTAGGTCCTGTACCACCAGTAGCCCCTACTTCACCCTTTTGGCCTTTCTGCCCAGTACCGCCAGTGGCACCCACTTCACCCTTCTGTCCTTTTTGTCCAGTCGGTCCAGTATTACCTGTAGATCCTGTGGGTCCTGTAGATCCAGTAGCACCCACTTCTCCCTTCTGTCCCTTTTGACCTTGAGGACCTGTTGGGCCAGTAGGACCAGTCGATCCCGTAACTCCCACTTCCCCTTTTTGGCCTTTTGCACCTTGGGGTCCTGTCGGGCCAGTGGGTCCTGCGGCTCCTGTAGGACCAGTAGAACCAGTAGGGCCAGTAGAGCCAACTTCACCCTTTTGACCTTTAGCGCCATCAGCCCCTGTATTTCCCGTAACACCAACTTCGCCTTTTTGCCCCTTAGCGCCAGTAGCTCCTGTAGGACCAGTAGCACCTGTGTTACCAGTTGTACCAACCTCTCCCTTTTGACCTTTTGTCCCTTGAGGTCCAGTAGGTCCAGTAGAGCCAGTAGGACCTGTGGGTCCAGTAGGCCCTGTTGGTCCAACTAAAGCTGAGTTAGCAACAGTAGCTTTTTTCCAAGCTGTCGCAGAGGTGTCATATACCGCAACAACATCATCAGACGCTACAGAGGTTATAGTACCTAATCCAGTAAGCGCACCATCTATGTTATCTGCTGTAACATCTGCACCAGTGGCAATACCGTCTAATTTAGTACCATCACTTGCTACATTACGTCCGTCTACAGTACCTACATCAGTAGTAATATTTCTACTGTCATCTATAACTGTAGTGCCGCTTATCTTAACTGCCATCTTCGTGTTCCCACTATTAGCTTATTATTATTATTTAGAAGGTTGCGTCAGTCTCTACGTCATTAGCGACAGACATTGTGCCACTAGAGTCCATGCCAAATTTAGTTACACCTTGATATTGAAATATAAGTTCTCCACCAGATTCAGTAATAGTCCAGTCACCAAGATCTACCGTAGGTACTTCTAATGTACCAGTCATAGTATCACCAGCTAGTTGTACATATCGAGTGTCATGTGTGTGACTATCGTTTACTACTGTAGCCGTAAGGGTAACGTCAGTACTTCCGTTGAAGCTAACACTACCAGTTACATCACCACCAAGAGAAATACTCCTAGAATTAAGTAGGGTAGATGCTGTACTTGCATTTCCTGTAACTGCACCAGTAACACCACCTACTAAGTCAGCTTTAATAGTACCGTAGGAAAATGATGAATCAGATGTATCAATAGTACCTGTAGGCTCTGGGGCATACTCATCAAAGAACGTCCAGTAGTTTGTAGATATATCATAGAACATACCTATGTGCGTATAACCTACACCAGAAGTACCAGTATTACGGTTAGAACCAATACCTGTATCTACATTTACAGGAGAGGCTGTACCAGACCATGTGTCCAAGTCATGATGACCATTATCGGAATTGAACTTTACGCTAATGCCATCCTCTAGGAGTTGGTTGTCCTCAGTGATGTCAATGTCTGTGGCTTCGATGGTTGCAAAGTTATCAAGGGACCACTCAAACTTATCTGGCGAGCCATGCTGGTCACTGATCCGTACATAGAAAGTCTTGTTAGATGACGTTCCATTGTAGTGACCAGTGAACAGCATATCGTCAACACCACTACCCGTGAAGGTAATGTCTGAGATAGTATCACCAGAGTTAAGGTATTGGAATGCACCTGACAAAGAAATGTTATTACTATTGGTAATGGTTTGAGTGCCGTTGATAACCAAATCACCGTCAACAGTAAGGTCTTGGTCAAAGTGGGCATTACCTGTAATTCTCAGTACGTCAAACGTATGAGGTTGTATCTCTATATATACACATCCCTGACTTGCACTAGATAACAACACAAGACCGATATCTGTAGTGTAGTAAGGATATGTTGGTGGAAGAGTAACTAGAGTCCCTGCTGTAACACCTACATGTACACGCTCACCTACCGTAAGGCTGGACGTATCAAAAAATGCAATACCATGAGTTACGACAAAACCGTAACTACTGTTGGCTATTTCAGATGATAATACACCTATAGCCTTTGATGCGGCTTCTGATGCAGCGGATGCTTTAGCAATAGTAGGTACTGCACCAGTTTCCCCAGTAAGATATACAGGAGAACCAGCAGTAATAGTTGAACCAGTGTCGTTATAAACCCTAAGTACTGTATCTTGACCAGTATGTATAGTTAGATCACTGTTACTGTTGTAGTAAGCTATACTGTCCCTAGTTTGGTCATAGAACAACCGTCCCTCAGAATGAGAGGGGTTGCTAGATGCAGTATTAAAGTCTAAGTACTCATCAATCTCAGTAGCTACTAGTTGCCCATTAGCATCCGTATATACAGCCTTAGAAGAGGGCTGCGTGACAAATATAAACTTTTCCCCTGCTGACCAATTAACCGATGAATCGCTGTTAGAGGATGCAAGGATGGTAGTACGTGCCAAAGTAGTTCCAGAGGCTGTGTACGTGCCAATACCAACTTCCCATTCAGTATTGTTAGTACAGGCATAGTACGTTGTATTACCATCCCCTACAGCAGAAAATGCTTGGAACCCAGCTTCGGCACCTGCCAGTGTGTAAGTTCCTGTACCAGTAGTTGTGGTAGTCTCTTTTACACGATCTTTAAGAACAAGTGCCATAATCTAAACCTTATGATGGGTCTGGGATACCAATGTCAAATGTAGCCAAGGTAAATGTGTTACCGTTGGTCACTGACTGTGATGCTGTAAGTGCAGCAGTTGCTAACAAGCGACTGTTTCCAGTATCTACGATAGCATAGTGTGTAACTGTTCCTGTACCTGTAATAGATCCGTCAGAAATAGCGGATACTACAACCTTACGACCACCGCCTGATCTATCAGTTGGGGCTGCGATAGCAAGGGATGTAGAGTTACCAAGGGTATATGTGCTTGTTGCTTCTGTATAGTCACCAGCTTCTTGTGAAGTTACGTGAATAGCGTTGGCTTCGGTGTCTAAAACCGTAAGGCCATTGTCAAAAACACGGTCATTAAGAAATGCCATTATTCTGTTTCCTGTTCTGTTGTTTCGTTTTCAACCCCAACGTCAGGGTCATAATCCAATTCAGCAATATCCATGAGGTTCTGTATAACTTCTGGATGATCTGCCACGTTAATATCTGCGCCGTTGAGGTTACGCAGGAATCCAGCAATCTCACGAAGATCATGTGGAGCAACATCACCAGCTTTAATAACTGGCATGAGGTCATAGTTAAGACCGTTAATTTCCCAGAGGCTTTCTATTAGTTGCTTATTGAGTACGTCAACAATAGATTGAATGTATGATTCCAATGCCCGAAGGAACAGATCTGTCTTTGACTTGGACAGGGCATACGATCCACCCTGAGATCCAAGCATAAGGAACTCTGAAAGCACACTACGTGCAATATCGTGCTGGTAGCGACGAACAATGGGATCAATCTCAATGTTCCTCTTACCGTTCGATGCCATTAACTCGACATCTACTAGTCTGATATTGGTAGGGCTTCCGTTACTATCGGGGTAGGTGTCGGAAGGAGTAATAATGTACCCTTGTTCGTTGAACTTAACGTCCCGTAGGATTTGCTGTAAGTTAGCGACAAATGAGGATTGAGCGGCTGTGGCATCAGTAGAAAGATACTCACTAGGGATACGAGCAACGGGTATACCAGCCAACTCTCTTTCCACGGCAATCGCCTCAATAGCCTGTAGGTTATTAAGATACTGATAGCTAGTATAGGCATTCCGAAGAATAGACCTACCAGAAGGGTCCCCATTAATAGTAGTAGTTCTGTAATAGAGGCTCTTGCGAGATGGGATAAAGTGTTTGTTAGTTCCAGCATAAGAGCCTTCCTGATAAATACCTAACACTTCACCAGTCTGTTTGTCTACTTCAAACCTAGAGACTGTCCAAGGCGCACGAATAGCAATTTTGCGGATACCCATACGTCCATCAGAGAACTTAGACTTCTTCTTAGGGTTTGTATCAGCAGGGCCACCCCTACGCTTATATACAACCTCAAACCAAGCAAATCCATAAGATAGCGACGATAATGCTTCTGCAACGTGGTCATCAAGGGAATGCTCCATATCAGCTAGTACAGATTGTACAAAGTCGGCTTCTCGCTGTGCCGCAGGGGTATCATTGGCGGGGTGGACCTTTAAATCAACATCACGCAGTACCTGCTCAGTTGCGTACATAACCGCACCTATTGTACTATCGTTGTCCCGCATCTCACGAAACTTGTTAATGGCCTTCTTACCACGCAGTTCGGTTAGAAACTCATCTGCTCGGATTTGTCCGTTACGTGTATTATCGCCAGCTACACCCAGTATAGAGGTAGCTTCCGTTTTAGAGAGTTTCTTTACCATCTTATCTTAAACCCTTGGCATTGGAATACGCTAGTACTAGCTGTGGTTTTGCGTATCCATTCAGTGATAGGTCCGTTATAGCCCAAACTAAAGCATCAAGACGGTCTGGTGAGCCTATGGACCCTAGAGGTTCCCACTGTACCATCTGATCTTCTAAATCATTAAGTCCCTTTACATGCTTAACTTTCTTTTGTTCGTATAAGGCTGACACAGGCTCTGCCCTTGCCATCTTACCACGACTAGCATGTACTAGTTTTATCGGGACGTTCTCATCTTCTGTTTGCAAGGTATGTCGGACCATATCACCACCTTGGTTACGTTCCGCAACAATACGGTCTGCCATGTGGGTGTGATATAGCTCTATGGCTTTTGAAGCCCATTCTTTTGGTGAATACTTACCTGTGTGATCCTCTAAGACGTAAGCTACGCCATCCTCACTAATACCCGCAACGACAATTCCTGTCATGTCACTGTCAGTCTTATTAGTAATAGCAGGGTCTACAGATACAACAATACGGGACAAGGCTGGAACCTCATCCCGATCTATCTCGCATTTGTGTAAGAGTTCCCTATTCCATAAAGCACCTGATGCTTCGTCAAGGATCTCTGCATATAACTCTTGCCTACCAAGGCGTGTACCTTCGTAGGTCTTCTTGACCGCCTCAATAAACGTATCAGCTAAGTTATCTGCGTTATCAAACGTAGAACCCTTAGAAATATGCGTTTTGGGGTCAGAAATAATATTACGGAGCAGTTTTGTCGTTTTTGGCGTAGTTGTGATAAAAACCTGTGGCTTTCGGCCTAAACGGAGGCCAAACATCATCATATCCCAAGTTTCTTGTGCGTTTCGCCATGCACACAGTTCGTCCGTCCAAGCTGAGTAGGCTTGGGGTCCACGTAGGCGTTCTGGGTCCTCTGCGGAGAAGAACACGGCTTTCGATCCGTTTTCCCAAGTTAGCGTGTTGTTCGTGGGGGACCATATAGGGAAACCAATTTGTTTACCACGGTACGTCCTATCACCTTTCCAGCAGACATTAAGTAGCCCACTGTCACCTTCAACCATAACACGCCTAACATCTCCTTTTGTTGGGGCAACACAGTGGACAATCTTATCGCCCTTCTTGATCCTGTGTCGGACCCATTCGGCACCAGCACGGGTTTTACCCCAGCCACGACCAGCAAGTGCAAGCCAAGCATTCCAATCACCTTTAGGTTCTAGTTGTTCGGGTCTAGCCCAAAACTCCCAGTTAAATCTAAGTTCTTCGTTTTTAGCTGGACCTAAAGACCTTAGTATCTCAGCTACTTCTGAGTCGGGTAACGTTCTCAGATCCTTCGCCGTTATTGGAAGAGTCATCTTTCTTGCCTAACAATGTCATCAAACTGTCAATAGCACTAACGTCTTCATCGGGATCGCTCTTGCTCTCAACTTCAACATTCGTTTGTGTTGGGGACCAACCACCCTTACTGCGTAAGAATAGCTCTGCTGCCTTAAAGTCACCGTCAAGGGCCTGTTGTATCACGACAGAACCAATCATACCTACAATATCTGCCCTCTCTGCTGCTATGTCATCACCATAGAGCTTATAGAAGGTTGCAGATGAGGAAGGTGCTTGTTGATACTTCTGGATAGAAGCCATAATGTCCTTAACAGCGACACCATTCCTGATACCGCTACGGACAGCTTTTGCGATATTTTCGCTATACTTTATTTTGTCCATTACCACGACACCTAAATAAATATACTGTTGGGGGGTTGTAGGGTACTATAGTATAACTTTAGTTTAAATCTATTTTGTATAATGTGAGTAGTTATAACTTTAGTATACTATAGTATAGTACCTCTACACTATAGTATGGTACTTTTTTTTGCCACTGTAAACTTTTTTTTTGTCGCAGGATGTTAAACTGTTGAAAACAAAGGAAAGAAAGTTTAGTGGGCTATGGGCTACCGTGGGAACTAGTGTGACATATATGCAACACCTAAAGTATTTTTTTTATTTTGGAGATAGGGGTGGATACGCCCGATGGTAAAAATCGGCCAGAATTTTCTGAGGGACCCTAAATAGTCCTTGACTATCCTTTGGGGTATGGCAAAAAAGTCACACTACGGATAAAAACGCAAGTTTTCTAAAGTATTTCTTGACACTCGGAGGGCGAGGGGCCAGCCCTTCACACTGTCGGACCGTTGTTACAACATAACATATCACCCGTTCAATCTCATATTATCCCCTTGTAAACTATAGAAAAAGGACGGGGCCTAAGCCCCGCCAGTTTGAGCCAACACAAGCCCTTAAACAATAACAGCATTTACGCATGTAACATGATAAGCAGAGACCGCTGCACCAGTGTCTAGTTTTCTATTGGCCTTGTTGCCCGCCACATATTTGCACCATGAGTCCCACCAATAAGCAGAGCCTTTCTCTTGCGTCATGGCAACATACGCTTGCACCTTGCGCCTTGCCGTCTCTGGTTTAACCTTGCCCAGCTTAACATGCTTTGCCTCTAACCCTAAGCGCACCAGATTGTGACTGTCGATACACGCCACATTGAAGCCTAATTGTTGAGCAACAAAAGCGGCCTTTACCATACCAAGATTAGGGACGGGCAAAAACAATTCAATAGCGGCAACGGCGGCGGCTTCTGAGCGTGTTCCAAGCGTCTCTTTAATGTGGTTTACCTTGCCCCAAAGATAGGCGTCATGGGCTTGTGTATAGGCATATCCCTTGCCCTTTTGGCCCCACATAAAGCGGCTGGAAGCGCCATGTTTGTTCACATCTGTTATCTGGTCAAGGCATGTCGAAAGCCCCGCTTGAATTGTGCAAAGAGTAAAAGTAACAACGGGCAAAACTGATTGCTTGGCTTCACATATGTCAATTATCTGGTTTACGTGTTTTCTATACATTGTTTTGGTTCCTTGTGTTGGTGTGTTGGGGGCTTGTGCCCCCCTTTTTAGTTTATGCTCTACTACTACGAAAGACAAATAAATCTTTTGCTTTGGCCGCTTTGGGTGCGTGATTGCGAAAGCCCTTGCCAAGCCCTTGAATTTCGCCATCTTTGATTGCTTTTGCGACGATTGATCTGGCTATTCCAGAATTGATACCAATCATGGCCGCATAGCGGTCCGGAGATATTACGCCGTGATTTAGTATTAAAGCTTTTTTTAGGTCTTCACGTTTCATTTGATTTATCCTTTTGTGTGTTGGTTTACTTAATTGCAAGCTCTTTGATTTCATCCATGATGTCACTTTTCATCTCAAAGCAATCATGCAAGGTTATGCCGTTGTCGTTTACAAGCTCATCACAGTCTAAAACGTCCATGTAAATCTTTTCCCATGTCGCAAAGCGATTAACTAGTAAATCGATTTTTTCAAGCTTGTTTAGTGTTTCGTTTAGCATTGTGTTGGTTCCTTTTCTGTTATCGTTTCGATGTAACTGTTATCCGATATTATGAGATGGATGTAAATCCCAAAAATGCAAAAAATGCAGAAAAAGTGAATAAATCTTACAAGCCCTTGATTTTAAACGATTTTATTATGATATGGGCAAAAAATCCTTATATACTATAATGAGTGGAACAAAAAAAGAACAAACCGTGAACAAACCATGAACGAACAAAACGTGAACAAAAGGTGAACAAACCATGAACAGAGAACAAATAGGGGGTATTGATTTTCATGGGTGGTAGGTCCAGAAACCCGTTTCGTCATTCTGGGGCCATTTCTGGGCCTCTGAGGGGCAAAGGCGTCTACTGCATGGCAGGTATGATCCAGACGCATGCCATACACATTCATAAATTCATATATGTTTGTCCAGACAAATAAGCCATGCAAAAAGTGCATAGCAGGTATGCAAAAATAATTGTTGCACCGGTCCGTGGTTCTGCTATGCTGGTGTCAGAGCGTGACAAGCGCCACATTGCCAGCACACCCAAGGGCCAGATTTTTTAAATCGAAGTCGCAAAAGGTGGAAGGATGGGCAATCGAAATTGTGTTGCATAAATGTCACACTATACTTTTGAGATATACCAAAGAGTCCTTGACTATCCTTTCGGGTAGGCAATCGGGGCAAAATAGTTCTTGACTATACCAAAGGATATAAAATGGCGCATAATAGTTCTTGACAATACCAAAGGATATAAAATGACTCGGAATAGTTCTTGACTATACTTTCGGATAGAAAACCTATCCTTTCGGATTGTCAAGGAATCATTGGGATATCTCATATGGATAGTGTTGCAAAAATGTCACTGTTG